ATACCATCTTGAGTAAAATAAATATTAGTACCAGCACAAACAACTACACCATCAGCATAAGGAATAACTCCTAAAATATCTGTCGTACCACCAGTCGGTTGAGTTGAATCTGTAGTACCAAACTTCTGATAGCCATTAATTCTTCTGTAACCACCTTCTATAGAGACTTCAAAGTTTCTTAACTCTGTAGCAACTCCGGGAGCTCTTAATAAGTCTATAGCATTTGAAGAGTTTACTAAACCTCCTGCACATGCTACTGTGTATGGTTGACTTCTAGGCATATTATCCTATAGTTTTTTGTACGGATGTTGGGGTAACTAATTCTTCAATAGTACTATCAAGACTATCTTTCATGTCATTAATAGTATCAGCTGTTAAAGCTGCTTCGACCCAACCCTGCACTGCTGCAGCATCGAGACTAGCAAAAGCTGTAAAGCTTGATAAGTCTGAAGTATCTAAACCCTGAGACCCATATACTGTTGCAGTTAATGAATTACCTTCTGCATCATTATTAGTGTCATCAGTAGCTGTTAGTCGCCAGTGTACATTATAAACTACGTCAGACTTAGAATCTTTAGTAGGATAAGTGTCCACAGTTTTTACATCCCATGCGTATGATATTGCCATGTTATTCTCCTTTGAGTGTGTTAATTTCAGCTTGTAAGGCTTCAATCTGTGTTTGTTGTTCTTGGATTGCTTTTATTAAGTAAGGTATTGAATCTGGCAAGTTACTAGAAAGAAGTTTTATACCTTCTTTTTCATATACCCATTCTGGTTTAATTTCTTCTATTTCTTGAGCTATAAAACCTACTTGGTCACTATTTTTGCCTTCTTCTTTCCAGTCAAAAACTCTTGGTTTTATTTGCTTAATTAAATCTAAACCACCAGTTAAATCTCTTATATTTTCTTTTAAAGAAATATCAGAAGCAGTAGCAAGAGCCATAACACTTTGGTTATAAGTTATATAACCTCTATCAGCTCCACTTGCTTCTGTCATAAATGACATAAAATAAACTGTGCCACTTGTAGCAGTGTGATGAATAGAAACTAACTCTTGACCTGCAGTGCTATTTGCTGATTTTACTGTTAAATTACTTACTCCATCTGGTGATGTTGTACCAATAGCAACTTGACCAGAAGAATTAATTCGCATTCTTTCAGTGCTACCTATTGTAGATGAATTATTAAATGTTAGATGACCACCCGTTATGTTTGCTATATTGTAGTAACCTGAACCATCATCAGGAGTAAGTATCAATCCATAATCAGTTCCGCCACCAAAACCACCAACCATGATGTTACCACCACGAACATCTAATTTATTGCCTGAGAGAACTGAGGTTGTACCAATTGCAACATTTTCTGAACTATCAATAGTAATAGCAGTTGCATTACTACCATCAACAATGCCGGGGGTACTTGAAAGTTCTACTGGTATCTTAGTGGTCATTTATATCTCCTAAAAATATGTTCTGTCATCGGTCATGTATTTAGGTGTAGGATTAATTAATACACTCTTCATTTGTCTCATGCCTTTTTTATAGTCGTCTAAAGCAAATGCTGCTTGTTGTGGACTCTCTTTAAATTGCCAAACGTAATATCTTACTCTGGCTAAAATTATATTTTTATACTGGTCTGGCAAAACCATTTCATCACTAAAAGCTGATAAAGCAGTTGGTCTAGCAAAAGCATAAAAATGTACATTATAAATCTTGTCAGGTATTGGACTTAACCCAAACTTTCTATTATCTGGTGATTTAATAACATGTATTGGTTCACCATAACTTTGTGAATCAGCATCATCATTATTTTCTGTATTGCGATAGTATCTAGTCCAATCAGCTAAAGTTAAAAACTTTAAACCTTTAGATACAAATGGAGCTGTTTCACCACTAACATTAACTGTAGTAATAAAAAAATCATCCCAATCAACTTTAGAAAAATCAGTAATTAAACTAGAACTACCAGCTTTTAAGGTATACCATCTTTGTCCAATCACTGAAGCAACAGTAGTATTACCATAAAAAGGGTCAGTAGCACCACTTAGTCCTGCTGAAAAGAATGGTAATTCAGGTTCTTCATTAGCTATATCAAATAAACTTTTATTAATTGAATCTTTAACAAACTGTTGAAAACCTGTAGCACTTGCAAAGTTTGATGAGGTTAAAGGTATTTCATTTAACTCTCTTAGTATTTCATTTGATAATTCTAAATATGTTGTTGCCATTATGCTTTATGTTGTTTTTGTATTGCAAAATTTGCAGATAATGAAGCACCTTTATGTTTAACAAACTTTCCAGAATGCTTCATTAATTTATAACTGCCATTAGATTGTTTCATCCAATGATAACCTTTAGGTGCTTTGACTTTCATTTTTAATTAGGTGTAGCTTTAGGCATTGCACTACCACCAGCACTATACATAGCTCTGCCACCACCTTTCATCATTTTTTTCTTTTTAGCCATACCACCGTACATCATTTTTTTCTTTTTATCTTTGTGATTCATTTATATTCCTCTTTATTATAAAAAAGGAGAGGTCCGAAGACCTCCCCAATTATTGTTAGTCAACTACATAAAATGCAGATACTAAAGCTTCAGGTCTTAAGACGTTAGCTCCGTATACATGCAGTCCACGAACTATGTCACCAAACGAAGTTGGGTCTCTCAACACTTCAGTTGAAAGAATCGTTTGAGCAGTAGCAGTAGAACTGATATGACCAGCCATAACTTTACCACTTGCGTTGGAAGTCGCAGCGATATTGTTAGACTTGTACATGTCAAATCCACGTAGTTTTCCAGTTGATACTAAACCATTTCTGATTGAGCCTTGACCAGCGTTAAAGTCAACAGACAATAACTTAGAACCAGATTGTGATAGCTCTTCGTAGAACGAAGGTGGAGCTACAAACCATCTACCTTCTTCAGGTATAGTTTGGTCATCCATTAATCTAGCCATTCTAGCCATTAAGTCTAGTGCATCAACACCAGTTCCGTCAGAACCAAGTAGGTCAACAGAGTTAGTTGCGTGAGTCATTGTAGAATCAGCAGTAGCACTGTCAGAACCTATGATGTGGTCTGGGGATGATGAAGAAACACCTGCAAACATTTCAGCTATAACAGCTGCATCATACGCATCTTTTAATGAGTAAGCAGCAGATGATGTAGCAACTTCTTTAAAGTTAACGTGAGACATATTAGTTTCAATGTCATCAACGATAAACTTAAAAGCGTTTGCTTGGTCGACAACCAAGTTAAGTTCTTGGTCAGTCAATCTAGTTTCAGTTGTGTCAGTATTTCTAGTATACGCTGATACTGAAATTACTGGCTCTTTGATAATCTTTACAGAGTCTCCAAACGCTGATATTTCTCCAGCGTAGTCAGTGTTTGTAATAGCTTCAACTACCGATGCTTTTCTGAAAAAGTTTAAAACCTTTTTAGAATAAATCGAAGGTAGGAAAAAACTATTAGTTTGTCCACTAACGGAGTTTGCAAAGTTAGCATTAGTATCCGTTGAAGGTTCAAAAAATTGAGCCATGGGATATTCTCCTGTGTTTTATAGTTTATTTAATGATTCTGCCTTGTTGCATAGCTTCACTGATTTCACTTTCGTACTTATCAAATTCAGCCATACTCATTGCAGCAATCTCCTTTTCAGACCATATTTTCTCTTGCGTTGGTTCAACACTTGTTGTTTTAGTTGAAACCATATCCGCAGCAGATTTAGTCTGTTTAGAAGATGACTTTTTCTTTTTCGGAGTATCTAAGCCTATATCCTTTTTAAATAAATCTATAGCTCTACTAGCTAGGTCAGGGTTATCAACATTATTGTATATCCAATCTTGGATAGCTTCAGGTTGTTCTTTAGCCCATGTATGAAAATCATCACTGTTTCTGATATCATCAAAGTCAGGATGGTTTTCCATTAACCTTTTTTCTGATTCTCGTTGACTCATTTGTTGTTCTCTTTCTTGGAGTTGACTAAGACGTTCTTCTAGAACTTTTGCCTTAGATTCACTTTGTAGATGTGCAACAGTTTCTACAACTTCGAATACATCAGGATATTGATTTTTAAATTCTTCAAGTTCTTCTGGAGTTTTAGGAGCTGTATATTCAGGTGTTACCTGTCCTAACAATTCTTGTTCTCTAGACTTAAATTCATTAAGTTTATTATCATAATGTTTTTTTAAATCATCATAGCGTTTTTTGTAATCAGGTTTTTTATAAGGAGTATCATTTTGCTCTACTACCTGTTCCTGTTTAGCCATTTCAATGTCATCACTTTCGTCAACTTCATTTGATGGTTTTTCAAAAAACAAACTTTCTGACGATTCAAAAGGTTTATCTTCACCAGTATGCCAAGCTTTTTTTTGGTTATAAGGATTTGCTTGTTCCTCTTTTAAGACTTCTTCAGTCATTTTCTATCCTCCTAATTGGGGCTTTGTCTACAAGGTAGCTCTATGTCGACTAGAGGGCTTGTTTGTAAAGGTAGCCTTTCGGTTGTTTTAATATAATAAAGTGCCTATTACTAGGGTAGCTTTATTGCTTTTAGCTTCTAACGTAGGGTCTATTAGAAAGCATAGACTTTTTTATTTCATCACTAACTAAATCGTCTTCCTCTTGCATTGTAGCTTGAGAGCCAACTGTTTCTTTAGTAACTCTAATGTCTTGCTTTACAGCCGGTGTTTCCACAGGCATTGGAGTAAGACCAGTCTCTTCTTCTATTTCGCCACCGTTAGCAGCTGTTAGTCTTTCATCTGCTTTAGCTTCAGCTTCT